AGTACCACCGTTGATACGGTACACTGGTATTCTGTCGTTTCTATTGAAGTAGGTAATGTTGGCGAGAGTAGAACCAGTGAAAGGTGCCTGGTTAGATGCCATTGCGGATATGGTGCCACTGCGGTCTGTAGTAGTACCATTTGCATATTCTTTGATAACGTAGGTGTCAGACACCATTAAGACAGTGCCATGACCAGATGAGGGGATGGTTCCATAGGAGAACCTAGGATTAAATGTTAAATCTTTGACTGCACGAAAGACTGGGGCTCTTACTACAGCACCCTCGTCAAACCTTACATTCTTTGCTCTAGTAAATGCCTGTGGAGGCAGACTAGCCGGAGCAGCATCAGCAAGAACACCTACGTCACCCACACCTCTAATTGGTAACGTCTGTCCCATACTTATGTTCCTTATTGTTTACATTGTTTCTTCTTACGCGACCCAGTAAGCTTTAGTGGTACCTAGGTCTATCTAGGGTCTACTAGGAGGCATAAGGTTATGCTGTACGTTTCCACATATAGACGACCACATATGGCTGCATAATGTTATGGGCAGCTCCACCACCAGTGGACGATGTAGTTCTGGTGTTTGTAGTCCCATCAAGTTCACTAATATCTCTTTCTGAACTACCAAAGATTTCCATGTCTGTCTGCACACTGAAAGCTACTGTGTGGTCGTGAGCAGGCATCTCATTGATGGACAACGTGTGTGTCTTAGCACCACCTGTCTTCTCTGAAGAACCATCAGTAGAGGAAGCCACAAAGTCAGCATCAGCAGGGTCGTTATAATCATGTCCTGCCAGTACTTTTCCTGCACCATAGGGAGCCCAAGTTCCACCAAAGGCAGAAGCTGGGCTTGTGTTAGCCACAGACGCATAGATAGAACCTATAGGATAAGTAGAGTTAAGAGCTTCAGCTTTCACTAAGTTCCAAACTTCAGCTGCAGTAATACCTGTAGCCAACGATGGGGTTACTTCACCCTCGCTATCTGTAGATGTTGTAATCGCAGGTTCACTGATGCCTACCAATGTCTTTATCTTTGCTGCAGTGATGTTTGTATTAAAGGTGGCATTGGTACCATCGGATACTATGGCAGTCTTCTTGTTGAGTTCTGTAGGTGTCGCAGTGACTGCTGCATCCACGTTGGGAAAAGTAGCCTTAATGGTACTCTTGATAATTTTTAGGTGTTCATCGATTTCAGACAAGGCATCAGTCTCTGGAGGGAAACTTGCGTTGAGACTATTGATGTAAGTTCCGGTTTCTACGGTCATGACTTAGTACCTTGGTTTAATAGGGGTTTCTTGGACTCTTAGGTCCTTGGTTTCGTGGGGGAACTAGAGTGGTCTTGGGTGGGCCCTGCTTAAAAGAGACAGACAACAACAACAACAAGTCGACCCTTTACCCTTGTTTTTGAAATCATTAGTACATTTGACCCATGGGGCTGACATTTGTCACTAGGAGTCCCTGGAATCATAGACATTTGTCCATATGTGGCCTACAGCCTAGACAGACACGTCAATCGATATGTTATCGGCTGACCTTTAGAGACTTTAGTTACTGACTTATAGACATTGGGAAAATTTGTTGGCTTAAGGCTTTTTCTTTGTGTTGAAAATAGGGAATTAACCCAAGTACCACCAAAGCTCCCTCAAGTACCACCAAAGCTCCCTCAAGTACCACTCAAGCTCCCTCATGTCTTCTCAAGTACCACTCAAGCTCCCTCATGTCTTCTTGAGTACCACCAAAGTCTCACTGTATCTCATGTATCTAAAGTTATCTCAGTAGTCACCTAAGCTCACTGTGAGGGAGACAAGAGTTGTCGGTGACTACTGAGTTAACAAATGATTGACACATGTATACATAGGTATTCGGTTGTTTATTACATATGTTCTTCGGTTCAACATCCGCAACGCTCAGAACACATGTATATCCTCATAGGGTGGACACTTCTCCAAATACAATAGAATAGGTATTCATATGAACATTTAGTTGACTGAATGACTATTCAGAAAACATGTCGATTGACTAGTATTATCAGATAGATAGGAGTATTGTGAGGAAGGTGTCGGAGGTTCAGCATGCACTCCACGTTAGTCTTGTTACTAACACACATGGAGGCAGCTGTTCCTTCGGCATCCCTTCTATACAATCCTGTACAGATTTGTAACTCTACAACAGTAATTCATCTATGCATAGCACTTAAGACTATAAGTCATTGGTTAACATGTGTTGTCCTCAGTAAAATACCGTCTCACCTATGAATACACCTTACTGAGGACCAACGTAACACTTATGAACTTTATGCTTACCTTCACTGTCTTTACCTTGTTTCTGATTGCTATTGATAACTTGACTTCAATCTCTCAAGATACCAAAGACTCTTCGCCAAACATTCCAAGGACTTTCCCTTCTTCTCGTACCTCCACAGGTACTTGAGTACATTACCCTTACAGTAACCACGAAATGCTTCAGGGGTCATTGATGCTTCAATGGCCTCTATGCACTCAACATTCCCTGCAGTGTAATGACTAGGACTGTTCACCATGTCTTTAGCCTGTTCTTCTTCAGCTAACTTATGGTATGCCTCCATGGTCACTGCATTGTTTGGTTCAATCGCAGGATACTCTTTTCGTAATTTGTCCCAGTCAGCTGGGGTTGCACTGTTAATTCCATGTCCATCGTTCATATGACTACACCTCTTCATCATCAAAGGTGTCTGGAGCTAACTGTCTTGCAGCAGCAATATGATAGGCAGACATTGCTCTGTCTAATGCACCATCAGCTGCAGCGAGTTTATCAACGATAACTTTCCGGTTGTGTCTCGCCATTGTTACGTCTCGACCTAATCTTTGTAGGTCAGGTTCTGCCATGTCACCAAAGTAATGTGTCGTTAACAATGATGATTGTAAATTAGGTTTTACCATCGTAGTCATTACAGTCTTCTCCTTGTGTTATATAGCCAATCTGCACACTGGACTCTTTCTTTCCGGGTCTCAGTAAGTAACTCCTTGCAGCGTTTGGCTTGTTGTTGTTTGTGAAGTTTGACGTTGTATAAGTCACCATCCTCAAGACCAACGTAATAGTTAGTAGCGGTTGTTGTCTGGTTAGTATCGGTGTTACGAGACTTGGTTAACTGCAGCTTCTCTCTCCAGGTTAATATCATCAAGACACCTCACTCGTCACAATTGGGACAACTAATGTGTTGTCTCCACTCTTCATTGGTTACACCAGTAATCAAGTACTCACGGTCCTCAGGACTGAGGTCTGGACACACGTCTTGTATCAGCTCACCGTTTGCATGACGAATCAATTGCTCTTTGGTTACATCGATTTCTTTTTGATGAGTAACACCAGTCAATGAGGAAACTTTAGTCACTCTCATCGTCCCGGCTCCCACAAGTTGATAGTCTCTGTATCCCAGTTCCAATCGACAGACCTAAGTATCCTGGCACAACGACTCTGGACGATTGCATACTCTCTGGTTAACCCTGCTTTGATGTATGCCTGAGCTACTTGGTCCCAACTTGGATGGTTGCCTAAGATGGCTTCAGCTTTCTTTGGGCCAATGCCAGGGATACCGTTGTATCCATCTGTAGCATCACCTGTAAGACACTGAGTCAGAAAGTAATAGTCAGCTTCTGCATCTTTAACTTGCAGTAACTCATCAGCCATTGGTCTATAGAGTTTGCCTGGGATAGTTTTCATGTCTTTATCATCAGACACGATGCATGTAGGATGAGTCTTAGCAGACTGGAGGATGCCCATAATGTCATCAGCTTCTAAAGTGTCCTGTACATGACACATGAAGTTGTCTTTGGCCCACTCTATCAAGTGTTTGTAACCTACTGGCTTTCTGACTTTCTTGCGTCCACCCTTGTAGTCAGGAAACACCGTCTTCCTAAAGTTCTCACCTTCGGTAAGACAGACGAGCATCTTGTCTGCTTGCAGACGTTCACAGAAGGCCTGTAGTCGACTTGTAAACATGCGTTTAGCTGCAGCTACATCACATGTTAGAGACCATACGTCATCCCCCCAGTCAGTTTCGTCTTCACAAGCTGCAGCTGCCTGATAGAGATACAAGTCACCATCAATAAGTAACGTGGTTTCTTCGCTAGAGAAGCTCTTTAATACGTTCATCGATTCCCTCCATAAACTCAAAGCCTTCTTCAGTTATCATCCACTTCTTGCCAAATGTCTCATCTTCAATCTGTGTTGTGATAAGACCTGAGCTGGCACAGACAGCTACATACCAAGCACCGTTACGTGCAAAGTTACTTTTAACTGTGAAGGGTTCTCTAGCTGCTTTGTCGAGGACTAACCAAAATGATACGAGCTGTTCAACGTCATCGTTGAAATCAATAGATTCAGTGTGTGTCACACCAAGTGAGTCCCACGGCATAATCTGCTTCGATTGGGAGTTTGCTGGTGATTCCGAAATGAGTTCCTGCTTCTTTCGCCATTCCTCTAAGTATGTTACCGACATTGTGTGCTACCTCTTCAGTTCGACATGCAATCTGCAGTTCGTCATGTACCCATGCCAAGATGAGTGCATCGTTCTGTAGTTGTTGTCTTGTTATCTCCTTGTCGACCAGGGCTAACCACTTCTTACACAGAAGGGCTCCTGCTGACTGGAGAAGTTGTGAAAGGCATTTATGCTCTGACCTTACGAACAGCTTTCTGCCGTCCAAACCTTTGAGGTATCCGCGCTTATATGCTTGTGAAAGTTCGTTCTTTAATGATTTAAAACTAGGAATATTCTTGTCAAACTCT